CCCGCAGGCGTAACCTCAACGGGTGCTCTCACGGGGGCGACTATCGCCTCAACAGGCGGCACTCCTATTGCGGATGTAGGTGCTAAGGTTAACGAAATTAAAACTGCGCACAACACACATAAACATGCAGAGAATGGAACGGGCGGCGGCATAACTGACCCCGCTGACGTACAGGTGAGTTAATGAGTGACATTGCTTTAGAAATTACACGCACAGAGTTCGGGGACCGTTTTGATTTTGCCGTTGCAAACGGCGATTTAAAATTAGACGAGGGCCTAAGGACCGCTGTGATAGTTTCTCTTTTCACAGATAGAAGAGTGACAAAAAATGAAGTGCTTTTAGGCCAAGATCAAAGAGGTTGGTGGGCCGATGCAATTGCAGAAATCCCCGACGACTTGTCGGGCTCAAAACTTTGGCTCTTGGAGCGTGAAAAGCAAACTAATGAAACTTTAACTCGTGCGGTCGAATATGCAAAAGAGGCGCTGCAGTGGATGATAGACGACGAGATTGCTGAGACAATCAATGTTGTGGCAAGCTATCCTTTGAACGGCTTTTTGAAATTGGAAATCGAGATTCAAAAACCCGACGGGGATAAATTAAACTATGCATTCGATAAAGAGTGGAAAACTGAGGGTACACGCTAATGGCTTTTAATCGTCCGACTCTTTCTGAAATCGTTGAGCGAATCTCGAGTGATATTTCTACACGCGTTTTAGGTTCTATTTCGGCACTCCGCCGCTCTGTTATAAAAGCAATGGCCGCCGCTTTTGGCGGGGCCGTGCATTCCGCTTATGGGTACATACAGTACATCTCTAGAGAGGCCTTTGTAGACACGGCCCAAGACAACCTCGCAAGGTGGGGTTCACTTTGGGCCGTAGCAAGAAACGCTGCGACCTTCGCTGACGGACAAGTGGAATTTAGCGGAACTAACGGGACAATTTTGCCCGCTCTCACTCAACTCCAAAGAAGCGACGGGATTTTATATCAAGTCGAAGCTGACGGAACAGTAACTAGCGGCACCGTTGTTGTCGATGTTGTTTGCTTAACCGCAGGCGATACGGGCAACATGCTTTCAGGCGAGACGCTGACCATTGTAACTCCTATTGCTGGCATAACCTCAGACGGGTTAGTCGAGCCCGACGGCATCACTGGCGGCAGCGACGTTGAGGGTCTTGAGGCTTGGCGCGAAAGAATTTTAGCAAAGATACAAAATCCCCCAAGAGGCGGGAATGCAACAGACTACGAATTTTGGGCGAAAGAAATTACAGGCGTCACACGCGTGTGGGTTTATGAAAACTATTTAGGCGTTGGCACTGTTAGTGTCGCATTCGTCAGGGACAACGACACCCCCACACTTTTCCCAAGCGCCGGTGAAATTGCAGACGTTGCGGATTACATCGAGACAGTCAGGCCGTTAACTGCCGACGTAACAGTATTCGCTCCGACAGATTCACCTTTAAATTTTACAATAAACATTTCACCCGACACGGCAGCGATTCGTGCAGCGGTGCAAGCGGAGCTTGAAGACTTACTTTTGAGAGTCTCAGAGCCCGGCGGAACAATCTATCTTTCTCAAATTAGAGAAGCGATATCTAGCGCAGCGGGCGAAATTGATAGCGACGTGACAGTCCCATCCGCTGACGTCGTAGCAACCGCTGGCCAGTTAAAAACAATGGGGACAATTACTTGGATTTAATTTATGAGCGTGATTGATAAATATCGCCAGCTTTTACTTCACTTGTGGCCCAAGGGCCGCGCTTGGAATAGAGAAAGCGATTCTATTTTTTTTGAAACAAATGAAGGGATGGCCGTTGAGCTTTCTCGAATTGAAGACCGCGCAGATACTCTTTTAGAAAACCTAGACCCTAGAACTACCTTCGAGCTTTTAGAAGAGTGGGAAAGAATGGTCGGAATTCCCGACGAGTGCCAAGACGTTGCGGGCACAATTCAAGAGCGCATCAATGCTGTTGTGCTAAAACTCACTACTCGAGGCGGCAACACTTTAAGCAAACAATTTATGATCGACCTCGCTTTTAGCTTAGGCTACGTGGTCACAATCGAAGAGCCCGGCGTGGATATGTTTAGGTGCGGAATCTCCCGTTGCGGGGATAGACTCTACGGGCCGCTTTGGAAATTTTGGTTTCAGGTTATTACCGATACTTTTGTCTTAGGCGTTTTTCGCGCAGGGACAAATAGAGCGGGAGATAGGCTTAGGACTTTTGAAAATGCAGCGCTAGAGTGTGTAATAGAGAGGGCTAAGCCCGCGCACACACGAGTGCAATTTATATATGGGAGTTAATTAAAATGAGACGAAATGCAGGCACAGACGCGGCCCCTAGTAATTTATTCACAGACGGAGACCCCGGCGTCCCTACACCCGCGAGTGTGTTGGGCTCAGACTGGTTAAATATTCTTCAAGAGGAAGTCGCGCACGTAATCGAACACGCGGGGCTCACTATCGACCAAGCCAACCCTTACGCGACAAACACAAAAACTCAATTGCGCCAAGCGATTCAGATTTTATCTAGCGCAGGCGCAGGCGGCGGAATGGGCGCTTCATGGCAAGAAAACCCCGGCGATGCTCCGACAAGCGTCGAAGAAAACGGCGGAGTGCTTTATCTGTTTGAGCCGGGCTCAAGCTCAAAATTAAATTTGTTTTTGAAAGTACCTGAAGGATATGTGGCCGGTCGTCAGATCACTGCAAAAATCGGGCACTACAGTCCGACAGCTACTCTCACTCAGCTATTAAAAGCCCAAGCGACTTTAGTCAGAGATGGCACTGACGCTTTTGATTCAACAACGAATCAAAGAACTACGACAAACACAGCGCTAACGAACACTGTTGCAAAGCAATTAAGAATTACGACGCTTGATCTAACCGACTCAAGCGGTCAAATTAACGGTGTGGCAGTGTCTACAGGTGACATGATTAAAGTTTCTCTTTATCGTGACACTGACACTGATACTGCGGATATTCGTTTTATCCCAAGCCTTACGGAAGTGAGATACTAAGATGAAAAAGTTTCTACTAAAATTACTAACCGCGACCTTTACGCTTAACGCTTTTGCAGCTCTTACGGAAGTTGATAAGTCCCTCTACACTGAGCGAAACTTATTACCTAACCCCGGCTTCGAGAATGGAAAAAGCACATGGTCGTCTGTCACCTCAACCTTTGGGACTACGACCACAGCGGCGAACGTCTTAACAGGTGTCGCTTCGGCTTCATGGCTCTCAACGGCTACAAATGGATACTTAAGAAGTAAAACAGTTTACGCGCACAACGGGATGCTAAATCAAAACTGCGAAGCGCGCATTAGGTATAAAGGCGGCGATGCTTTCACAGCTCTAGAAGTTTACGACCGAGACAACAACTTGCTTGGAACTTCAGCGGCAGCTGCGAAATCAACTCCCGGCACGGTATCGGTATTTTTTACTTGCCCAACAGTCGCGGGTGTCGCGAGTGACGCTGACTCTCAGTATTTGTATTTACAAGTCAAGCAAACGAGTGCGGGCACTGCCGTCACTTATTTTATTGACGACGCATATATCGGCTTAGATTCCAGAACGGCTCTGACCTCTACAATCACAGCGACAAAAAGTTCTAACTACACTATCGCTTCGGGCGACCAAAAAATCCCCGTTACATCGGCGAGTGCTTGGAACTTAACTCTACCTTCCGCTGCGACCATGTCTGGGCAGACAGTAGAAATTTTCAATATTGACTCGGCCATTACGGGGAATGCGATCTCAATCGTGGGCTCAATCATTGGGCCTAAAGGTTCCGAGTCGGATTGGAAAATCCATACACCGGGCGAGGTCTATCAGATTTATTCCAATGGTTCTGCGTACTATTTGTTGAAACACCACACCAATACTGGATTACTCGGCACGGCAACCGTTACTTTAACCGCCGGGACTTCGGGCACATTCGTGATTGGAACAGCTACCGCAAAAACGGTAGACGGGTTTAGAAGAGGTCGCCATTTAGTTACTCAGCTCGACATTAGGCAAACATCCGCTGGTTCTAATGGAACAGGCCCTTGCCTTTTCACAATCCCTTATGGGTTGAGCGCTGATACTACAACCGGCGGCCCAGCTTACACGGGCACTGACGCTTCGGTCGCGGTCACTAGCAGAATCACTGGCGCAATCAACGGCGGGACTAGCGGCGGGGCTCTGCATGCTATCGCAAGAGCATACCTATACGACGCTACAAAATTTGGTGTCGTTGGGACTTTTGGGGGGTCACTCGGCATTTTTGGCAGTGCCGCGCTTGGGTTCGCAAACGCGACAACTAACTTAAACGGCGAAGTTTGGATTCCTATCTCCGGTTGGAAAGACTAAAATGCTCGAAGACCTTAAGGAGCTAGGTTTATCCTTAAGTGAAATTTGGCCGGTGCTAGCTTTCATTGGTGCGGCCATTTACGGTTATTTTAAATTGGGCGTCCGCGTAGATAAGCTCGAAGAAAAAGAATTCCAAGACAAGCAAGACACCGAGAAACGCCAAGAGGATATCGACGAGGATATCAAAGGCGTTTCTCAGAAAATAAATGTGGGCCTCAAAGAAATCAATTTAGAGTTTAAAGCTGTCAGAAAAGAAAACTATGACAACCACATTCAGACGACAAAAGACATTTCAGAATTAAAAGGAATGGTTAACGCCCTTCTTATTTCACATAGGCCCGAAAAGAATTCTTAAGGAGCCCCTCTATGGACCTAATTACTGCAGGCCTCTTACTCGCAAAAGAAGTTTTTCAATTGCTCAACACGAAAGAAAGCCAAAAGTATTTAGACCGTGCGACTACTCTTGAGCTTGACCTTTTAGCCGAATTAGAAAAACCTTACGGAAAACAAAACGACAAAAAAATAGTACGCCTCAAAAAAGAATTATCCATTATTCTAAGAGCTGCGATAGCTGAAGCCCAAAATGCAAGAGCCAAAAAATGAGAAATCTCTTTTACTCACGTTTTTTGTATTTCTTTTCTTATGTCTCGCTCTCACTTTTTTCTGCATGTAGCTCCCTAGATCACGGGCCGCTAATCGAGCAAGAGCTGAGATTTCGCCCGACATACAATGGCCCCACACATACGACCTGCCTAGAGTTCATAAATGGTGATTGTATTTCTCAAGATGTTATCGTTTACGACTTTCACAACGAGTCGGATTTAAAACGCTTAAGAGACGTTAGGCTCATCTGCAAAGTGGGCGAAAGGCGCTTTTACGTTTGCGAGGATAAGCCCGCGCTATGCTCAAATTTCGAAGAAATAAAGACCTTCCTCGGCATCCCTTACGCCACCAAACTTGTGACGGAAATCCTTTACGTGCCCGAAGACATCAAAATTTTAATTGACGCAAACACTTTTTGCGCAGCGCAAGACTCAGTGTCAGAAAAAGGTATGTTCTAAAAAGGAGAAATCCTCTTACTCTAAAATTGTCTGGGAGTGCGTAGGAATTAGTTCTTGAAAAATTGCCATAGAAGAGCCTCAAGTATTTCTATTTCTTTCTTAAACCCTTAACACTCCCAGACTTTATTCTGTCACTTCCGATGTTACACTCAGGCGCTTTTGTGTTTATCATTGAGGGTATATGGCTACAAGCGGTCCTAAGAGTACAGGCGGCGGCACATGGGGTTCGATAACTGGGACGCTGACGGACCAAAGCGACTTGATTGCATATCTTGCCGCAAACTACCAACCTGTTTTTGACTTCACCGCAAGTTTCAATTCAGCTTTTTCTGCAAAGAGCACCTCGGATTTAGCCGAGGGTTCGAATCTTTATTTCACAGAAGAGAGAGTGGATGACAGAGTCAATTCTCTTTTACAGGCGGGCAGTAATATCAGCTTAGCCTATAGCGATGTATCAAATACTTTAACAATTTCTTCGACGGCGAATGCCCTCGATTTAGTTTCTTATACTTTTGCAGGGGGCTTTTAATTTATGACCGCAACACCCGTTTTTCCACAAACTATCAAAACAAATGTCGCACAGATTCTCCCCGCGGACACGACGTCTTTAAAAACGCTTGTCACTCCCGGAGCTAACGGCACTCGTGTCGATAGTATCATCGTTTCAAGCACGGACACATCGGCGAAGGACTTGCAATTTGTCATTACAGTTTCAGCGACAGATTACGTCGTGGGCACGCTTTCAATCCCAGCTAACTCGGGCTTCACGAATGCGGTTCCTTTGGTATCAGTTTTTGCGCACTCTCAATTTATAGCATTCAACACCGATGTAAACGGAAATAAGCACATGTACCTCGCTAACGGCGCGGTTCTAAAAGTTAAAGCGCTAACTACTGTCACGGCAGCTAAAGCGATTTCTGTTGTGGCACAATGCGGAGACTTCTAAGTGACATCAGGACTATTCAATCCTTCTGTTAAAAATCTTTTGCCTCTAGCAAACGAGTGGAAAGCTCTGCAAACTTTTACAAAAAGTTCTTTAGGGGCCACGACTGCACCTATTTTAAAGCTTAGAAATATTTCGCCAGCGGCGAGCGGCGCTCAACAAGTATCTCCTTCTATTGAACTAGAAGCGCAAGGATGGTCAACAAATTCTGGCGGCGCTAGTAAATCAATAAAATTTGATGAGCATATTTTACCTGTTCAAGGAAGCGTAAATCCAAGTGCTATTTATAAAAAAAGATTTTCAATCGCGGGCGGAGCCTTTAGCGACTTACTAGAACTTTATACGACCATACAGGATGGCCTAAGTTATCCGTCTTTGAAAATGTACGGAATGATCGAAAGCGTGGTGAATAATTCATCCACAATAAGCACGCTTCAAAACTTTCTTTTAACTAATCCAAGCGGCAGTAAAACAAATATCGGCTTCAAATTTGGAAGCACAATTAAAGCGGGCTTTGGTATAGATGCAGGCGGAACGATTGATTATCGAGGCTTAATGCACACTTTCTTTATTGGAAGTACGGCAGAGTCCGCAGCGCAATTAATTCAGCTTTATTCGGGCGGTATCTACAATACTCAAGCGTCTTACAACAATGGCCCCGTTACTGCGGGGCTAGCTGACACAGGCGCCACTGTTAGGCTATCTAGCTACGGCGGCTTTGCGGGCAAAGGCGTCTTAGTAACAAGTGCGACGTACACCTACTCGGACGAAATGGTTGTTTACGGCGATGGCTCCGCTGCTTTTGAATGTACTGGAACGCCTACGGCTTGTGCCACATACACCAACCAAGCGACCTGCGATGCTCACGCTTTAGCTGGGTGTACTTGGTTTGCCGGTAATCCATGCAGTAGCTACAGTGGAACGAATCAGGGAGAATGCGAAGGCAATTCTGGATGTGTCTGGGAGCAAGCTCCGTGCTCAACTGCAAACAATACCGATCAATCGACTTGCGAAAGCCAAGACGACGCCTACGGCGGCAGCTGTTCATGGGATACGTCTACGTGTCCCGCCATAACTGATGAGGCCACATGCAACGGAACTACGGGTTGTTCATGGTCGGATACCTGCAGTGGTTACACGGACCAACCCAATTGCGAAGCTAACTCTTGCACTTGGAATTTTTCGGATTGCGCCTCTAACTTTTTTGATGAATCAAGTTGCAATGCTCAATCGGGTTGTTCATGGGATGGGGTTACTTGCAATGGCCAATACAATACCTCATGCACTGGCGGAGTTTGCAACGGAAGTATCTGCAGTGGGAATTACGCAACAGGCAATTGTAGCGGAACTTATGGTTCTGTTTGCCAAGGCACCGCTAGCTGCGCAAACTTAACAGACGATGGCTCTACAGCATGTAACGCTGAGCCCGGATGCAGCTGGCTATCAGGCGCGACTTACACGCTGTTGCCCTCTTCAATTGCTAACAGGTCAAATGTTTCGAGATTTTACTACACGAAAAATATAGGCCCGAGTGGAAACATTTCCGTCGTGGCGTCTCCCGGAGACACTTTAGAAAGTTCTATTTCTTTAGCACCCGGAGATTCAGTTTTAGTTCATCACTTTAATAGACCGGCAAACTGTTCCACATTTACAAATGAAAGTAACTGCAACGCAAACAGCGGATGCTCTTGGACATTAAAAGCCTGCAGCGATTTTGGAGCCGATGAAAGCACTTGTAATGCACAAAGCGGCAACGGTTGCACATGGGACGGGGATTCGTGCGAGGGCACTTACACGGGGTCTGAAGGCTCTTGCTCCGGAACGTATTTCTCATCAAAAAAATGGTACAAATTGGGGAGTTTTTAAATGGCGTTAAACAATCATGAAAAGCAGATAGCTGCAATTTTAGCTCAGAAAAATCCAGACGTTGAGTACACGATAAGACTTTCAGGTGACGAGGTTTTTGCGCGGCAAGAAATTGAGGATAAGCACCTCTCTTTGAAAGAAGAGCTGTTAAAAGAGAAAGAAAGCCATGAGTCACACATAGCTACGCTCACGACTAGACTAGAAAAAATCTCTCTCTTAATCTCGTCCATAGAGGAAATACAAAATGGAAATGAATGAGAAAGAATTGCTTAGCTTGATATCGAGCGGGCAAAAAGTCGCAATTAAAGTTTGGATGAATGACTGTCCCAAGTGCGATGAGTTTAAGCCCGTGTTTGAAAAAGTAGCCGCTGAGCAAATCGGGACTATCGCGGATAACTTCGCATGTTTTAACTTGCCTGCTAGACCCGACCCAAAACTCGGTAGCAGCGAATTTAAAAAACTTTACATGAAGCCCAACCCCGGAAGCAATTCAATCGGCGCTCCCGCGGTTATGGTATTTGAAAAAGGTGAATTGAAATCTCGTCATTATGGAAAAATGAGCGAGGCAGAATTGATTTCTTTTATCGCGGTTGGCGCAGAGCCATTGAACGCCCAAAAAGAAAAAGCTAAGCAAGAATTGATATTGCTGTTCGCAAGACGCGGAGAGCTTTCTATGCTTTTAGAAGAACTTCCGCACCTCGATGCTAAAATAAATCAGATTAAACAATTTTTAGGTGCGCAGTGAATCTAAAACCTAATGACATTATTCCTTTAGTGCTTCAGCTCTTTGACAACGCCACAAATAAATTTGTGCGCGCAGTGGTCAGGGATAACTCGGACGCAGAAATTTTAGGGAGCCCTTTTACTCTGGCCCACGAAGCTAATGGGCTCTACACCAACAGCACGGCGCTGATGCCCAATAAGCCTTTCGTGTCAGTGCAGTATTTAGTTTACGACGACGCGGGGTTCACTACTTTTTCTAGCACCCATTCAAGCACAAGCATTGAGATACCTTTAGAGTATTCCTCAAGCTCATGCGCTGTCGAAGGTGTGGTCGAAGACAGTACTGTCCTAAGTGGTGTTGTCGAGAGCGCTGAAGTTTTGACGGCTACTGTTTGCGAGTGCGATTAAAAAAGAAGGAAAAATATTATGTCAGATTTTATTCAAATTGTTAAAGGCGAAGACAAGACCGTTAAAGTGAATCTTAAAAAAGAGGATGGCACTCCTTACGCTCTTGCGGGCGTGACTGCCGTCACTATTAGTTTTCCAAAAACCGACGGCACGGCCCTCGATAAAACGGGCTCAATCGTTTCAAGCGACGCCGGACAAGTGCAGTGTATCTTAGACAACACAGACACCGCCTCTCTTAAAGAAGGCAAGCGTCAACCGATGTACGTCACCCTTGATAAGACCGCAGACAAATTGATTGTGGTCACGGGTCTTGAGACGGCGTGCAGCATTGTATCGAAGCCGTTCTAAGTTAGAATCAAGGTACAGGGAGAAAATTTATGTTTGAAAAATTTATTGAATTACTGAATGACCAGGTCGTGCAGGCCGTCGCTGTTTTCCTTTTGATGAGTCTCGAATATTGGCTCGGAAAAACAGAACTTGTTAAGCCCGGCTCGACGCTCGAAGCCATTCTTATGGGCATCAAAAAAATTCTTGACCTTGTCTTTAAACCAAAGCCTAAGGTTTAATTTAAAGAATGCTCGCTCTGCGAGCAGATACTTATACGTGTTCCGAAAAAGGGGCCTTGGGTTTCTCAACAGACTTAGGGCCTCTCCCCAAAAGGGAGACTAAAAGAAACAACATGGATGACGACACCGCGAAGCCTAGATACATTTTCCGATACCACATTTACTCTTTAAACCCCGACGGCAGCGAGGGGCTATTCCTCGGCGACGTTTATGCCTACACGGCAGACGAGGCCCTAGAGGACGCAGAGCGGGCCTTCCTAAAGCAATTCAAGAACGGCGTGAAAGTCGTTGACGCCTCTCTCAACTAAGGGCTAATACGGCTTTCGTCTAGGGCGGCGTTGGAAGCTGTTATTCGTCATGGTGCTTAAAAGCAAAACCGACATTTCGACTAACTAAGAGAAACGCACCGTGTATGGGTCCGAAATGTTGCAACATAAACGGATGCCAGAGGTCGCGACTGGCCCCTAGACACCTATTTTTAACAAACAAAACGACAATTCAATAGTTTACATCGTCGCTTTTCTGTACTAATCCGAAGCCGCTTGGGTTATTATATATGTATGAAAAGCAAAAAAGGTGCGAAACAAATAAAAGAGACGGTACAAAAACTTGTAAAGAAACTAACCGGTGCGACACCCGGAAAAGTCCGAAGTCTCAAGGCCGCAAAAAAGAAAGGGGGCTCGAAATGAGCCCAGAACATTTTTTCATGTTGGCTAGGTACAAAGAACTTCAGAGAAGAAAAAGAGTCAGAATGTTTTTCAGTGCGCTTCTCTTAGCCCTTCTTTTCTTATCTCTCTTTGCTTGCTCCAAAAAACAAAGCGGCGGCATTTGTCCCGCCAACGAATCTCTGCCTGCAGCTACCGGCGCGCCTACTGTTTTAATTATCGGCGACTCTATCTCTATTGGATACACGCCTACAATTGAAGCCGCACTTTCTCCCACATACGATGTCGTGCACAACCCTTGCAACGCGATGACGTCCTCATGGACAGCGCAAAACATAGACACTTGGCTTGCGAGCCGAAGTAGTTTTGAAGCTATCACTTGGAACAACGGCTTGTGGGACATCGCGGATTGGGAAAATGTTTCGGACTCAGACTATGCGGCGAACTTGCACGCGATTGCGCAAAAGATAAAAGCGAAGACTGCGCATCCACTTTTTATTTTAACGACCGAAGTTTTGCCTGCGACACCACATAGGAACAACGCCGACGTGGTGAATAGAAACAATATTGCTCGCGACGTGATGGCTCTTGAGGGGATACCGGTGCTTGACCTCTACAGCGTTTCGCAAACAATTGTTAGTGAGCACGTAAGCCCCGACGACGTTCACTATACCGATGTAGGTTCACAAGTGTTGGGCGAAGCGGTGCTCGATAGTTTAGATACTTTGTTTGGGGTGAACTAAATGAAAAAAGATTTTGATGACGCTTGGGAAAAATTAAAAGCCCCCTTGAATGAGACCATAACTAGCAAGTGGTATTTCAAAAAAGGCTTCGAATCGAGCCAAGAAAAACTTATGGTCGATTTAGCAGAAATCGGTTTAGCCATTATTGCTCAAGCTACCGACACCCTTTGGCTAGGCATGGGTGAAACGGTTCTCGATAGAATACTTTCACTGACTACAAATTTTTATAAAAAAGAAATTGCACACACTGAGGAAGGCATAGAAATGTGGCTTCAGAGTGTACGCAACGGCGAAGTAGACTCGCCAAGAATCCCTATGGAGAAAAAATAAATGGACTTACTTATACAAATATTAACCGCTCTCTATTTCATAATCGGGGTTTTGTTCTGGGCGCTAGAGCTTGGCTACTCCAAAGATAAAGAAGTAGAGGTATTGCTTGCTTGGCTCTACGTCGGTCTTTGGCCTCTAGTGATTGCGTACCAAACAGGGGAGAAACTTAGACGATGAACACGCCTAAATCAGTAAAAGAATATTTTTCGAAAATCGGTGCCGAGGGCGGCAAGTCGAAATCAAAAAAGAAAGCAAACGCCGCAAAAGAGAACGGCCTAAAAGGCGGACGTCCTAAGAAGAAAGCGAAAAAGAAATGAATAAAAGCGAGGCAATTTTATGAGTGAGAATTACTTAAGAAAAATTCAATTATTCAGATTTTATTATAGTAAAAGATGCGATGGCGATGCTTTCTTTTCTTGGGGCCGAAGCTTCATTGCTAGATTTAAAAGCATTAATTCTGACACTTACATTTCTATTTATGGATACGCCATTCATTTCGGACCATTTCATATCGTAATAGGAGATTTAAAATGACCGATAACAAAGAGCGCGAGCTTAGAAAGAGTGAGTTTAAATGTTAGTAATTACATTAAAAGCAGGAGAATTTTTTTCTATTGGAAATGATATTCAGATACAAGTTGTAGCAATAGTCGAAAATTCAGGTATACGAATAGCAATTAAAGCCCCATCAGATATGAAAATAACAAGACCTTTTACCAGAAAAGAGCCACGCAAAAATGGTGACAAATGACAAACAATAAAGAGCGCGAGTTTGAAGAAATAATGGATAAAATATTCGGCACAGAGCCGAGTAGATATTCGGCATGGAATAAAGAATTATTTTTACAAATGTTTAACGAAGCCTACGCAAAAGGCAGGCAGTCTGCTTTGGGAAAATATCCTTCTGATAATCAAATACGTAAAAAGCGATTAGAAATAGCAAAAGAGTTTTTTGAGCACTTTGATGGCGAAGGTAATATGCGAGACGCAATGGAAGATTTAGATACAGAAGCAGGAATAGCCGCTGCAAGTGCGCATGATGGCGCTAACCGTATGGGAGCGTGGCTTTCGGAAAAGCTAAGCGACGACAAGGGCGTGTGAGTATATGAAAAAAATAATATGGATACACCCTGAAATAGCAGGTGCATGGGTAGCTTCTCTTGAGGAAATGAATGGAGAGTTTTTTGATAAAACTTGGCATACAACAATTTATTGGAATGCTTTCAAAAGAGAACAATTTAGTTTTTGGAGTTATGTATGAAAAAGAAAATCAAAACTTATAAAAAAGAATATGAGCAATTAAAGAAAACATTAGACGAAGCGCATTCGTGTTATTTAAGATTGTCTGACAAATACTCAATTGCAGTTAACACCCTTGGCACCTTGGCTTGTAAAACATGTAGCTCAATGGCCCCAAAAGAATGGGAATTTGATTCTCGTATGGCGTGGACTGCTAGCGATACATTACAAAGATTAGCAAAAAGAACATCGCCGGAGTTTCCTTTATGACCAAAGAACAGGCCTATAAAATCGCACAGAAAATAGCTAATGATTGGAAATTGTTTTGGATGAGCCAAACTCAAAACTCTAAACAAGATTACGATAATTATTTTCGTAGAGCATTAGCTGTTGATGCAAATATGAGAGCACACCTTGAAAGTTTAATATCCGCAGCGCTTGTTGATGCATCAAAGGTTACTGAGGTTATCGACCAAAAAGTGGATGATATAAACCAAAGTGTGGTGCTTACTGAGTGTGCGGAGTTTGAGGAGTGGATAAGTAAGAATGTATCTTTTCGTGATGGCACTGAACCTATTTGGATTAAGAATCAAGCGCATTATGCACCTACTAAAGCCTTGTTTGAACAGTTGTGGAATGTGGCATATCTAGCAGGACAAAAAAGCAAGGCGCTGAAATTGCCTGAGAGAAAAGATGTAACGGGGAAAGTTAATTACGAAGTATGGGCAAATGTTGGTTGGAATAATTGCATAGACGAAATCAAATCTCTTAACGAGGGAAAATGAAATGAAAAATTTTGATTTAAATAGTTTTATTGGTGGAATGGGAGTGGGCGTTTATGATTTAGCGGAAATGACATGACCACACAGAAAAGCAAAAGCCCCGAGAGTATCGCACAAGATATTGTAAATATTTGCGGCGTACCAATTGGAAATGATAGAGATAATTTAATTTATTCAATATCCCAAGCAATCAAAGCAGAGCGTGAGAATATACAACATACGTATAAACAGCAAAATATACGTATGAGGAATAATAGATTGGTTTTGCCCCCGAGAAGAGTAATAGGAACAGGCACAGACATCGACGTATACAATGGCGGGTTTAACGCTTGCCTAGAACTAATAGAAAAAGGAGAAATAGAATGACAAAAGAATTCACCGATAGAGAAAAATTTATTTTCATATCAGGTTCGTTAATGGGCCTTCGCATGAGATTCCCCGAAGCCCGAGAGTCTATTAACGAGCTGATGCGGATGACGGGACTCGATAAAATAGAAGAATACTACAAAGCCGGACGCCTTGAGAGCCCCACTTTTTTTCCAGTTATCGAAGCCATTGATTGAAAAACAAAGAGAAAAATCATGAGCATTAAAGACGACGAAAAACGCCTAACCGAAATTGCGGAAGCCTTTAAGAAAAACGACCCCGAGGAATACGAGGGAGAGTCTATACCGCAGATTGTGGAACAGATAAGAAAACTATCGGAGAAATTTCTTGAGCTGTCTTACAAAACTTTTGTCTGTGAGGGTGAATCATGAGCGGAGCAAGAAAAGTTCCTTACGGTTTTTGGACTAAACAAAGAATCAAACAAGAGGCCGCGAAGTTCGCCACTATAAGAGATTTTTATAAAGCTTACCCGTCGGCCTACCGGCAAGCACGTCGATTAAAGATAGTTAAAGAAGTCTGCGGCCATTTAACTTTTTCTAGGAAAAGGCCCTATTAGGATGAGCTATTCCCGTTGGTCGAATTCTGTTTGGTATACATATTGGAGCGCGCAAAGCGGCGACACAAGAGACACTCAAGTGTTTCAAGTGTGCGGCGAAAGGAGTTTCACCTACAAAGAATTAAAAGAAAGCCTAGACGCTTGCGCGGAATGTTTCTCTGTCAATGGGTACAATGATAAAGCTATAGAGGAATTAAAGGGCTACATGCGCGAGTTCATACGAGACGTCGAAGCTGAAAATGAATTCTGTCTTCAAACGCATTCTTTCGATTAAAACTTAGAAATCTCACTAAACATTTTTTTACATGCGCTAGAGTATTCCACTTCTTTGCGCCCGATAGGTCCGAAGTGGGAGCGCCTAGTTCTAATTAAGATTGCCGCATACTCAACGGCAAAAACAGGACACTTCTTAGACAGCTCTTGAAACGCAACACCTGCACCACTGCCGTAGTTTTTCCAGTCGGATGGCTTGCACTTTACGTTTTTCGAAAACAATAAAAGCTCGCATTGATCGGGGTGCTTAGAATAATATTCTATTAGCGGTTTCAATTCTGGGTCGGCACTTCTCGAATTGTAAGAAAATTGAAAAGCTCCCGCCTCACATGTCTCTGCATCAGTGTTAGTCGCTGTTGAGTCTCTACCCACGCAATGACGACCTGAGCTTTCACGCATGCTAAGACCCACAAGAAAGGTGTACTCAGCAATCTTTGAAGCTTCAGCTATTCCGTAATACATGAGAGCATCTTTAGCCGATAGCCCCAATGGGCGCACAGCTTCATCTTTGTTCTTGTAGAAATTAATAGCCATACCTTGAAGAAAGCCCAAAGGAATTTGGCCCCTATCTTTCCAATGCTTTTTGTAGCAATCACTTTGCTGTACATGGAATAGTATCTTGCCTCTCAAGTCGTCCGGGCTCTGCGCGCTTGACGACTGACTAGATACGCTCGAAGAGGACGAGGAACTTGATTCAGTTTTTTTCGAGAAAGAAAAAGCGAAACTTAAAACCGCAAAGTAAACAAAAAGCATTCTCATTTGAAAGCGCTCCAATGTAAAACCTTTTCGACAACGGCGATGATAGTCATCGCTCCGCCCATAATGAAAATACCGCTCAAGTACTGATTCAAATATTGCATAAAACTCCTTTTAGGCTCTTGGCCTTTTTTCAACAATAGCCCTTAAAGCCTCTAATGCCTTGTCGAGTGACGCGCCGTTAAAAGAAAGCGCTACAGATTTCCCTGCGCACTGCGGGTCTCTTAGGACCACAGTGACTTCGATTTCCTCTCGCAGGACTTGGTACATTTCAGATACGCAGTACTGCAAAAAATCCCTAACCTCTTGCGAAGTTTCTTCGGGCGTTAAACGTCTAGGTATCCCAACCATTTCAATGTCCATTCGATAGCATCCTCAATTTGTTCTCGCGTCTCATGCTCAGTCTTCATTTCGACGTCGAATTTTTTATCTCGCTCGTAAGCGTCAAGCCCCGTCTCTGATGGGTGATTCGTGTCTTCTCGCCAATAAGAGCAACGCGCTTTGCGCACTGACTCCGGCGCAATAAGACGGATTAGATTCGCATCGGCTCTGAAAACATCTATTTCATTTTCAAAGCGAGCGTCGTCAATAATGACAAAATGCGAGTCTCTTTGGTCGAGCCATTGTTTTGCTCTTCTCGCGACAATCTCAACCCAAACATTTTGCCCGAGCTTTTCCCTGCCGTAAGCGGTGCCTAAGACTTGAAGTAGCTCACCGTCCTTAGTCATGGATTCCGGGCGCACGCCGTATTCTTTAAGAAGTGGGAGACACCTATCGTGTAGGGCGTAGAGCGGCTCCGCGAATTTTAATATTTTAGTGTTGTCGATTCCTAAGAAAGCTTGAAGGTATTTTGCATAGGTTGTTTTACCGCTGCCTTGGCGACCCGATAGGATAAAGATTCTTTTGTCGTTCATACCACGCCCCATTGTTTAGCCATAGCCTCAGCAATTCCTTTGTAAGTTGTGCTCCGCAATTTCCAACGCTCGGGCGAAGGCGGTAGATAGTGCAGTCTTTTCTGTTTATTCTTTGGTAGTTTTAACATTTTTTCCTTAACATTTTTTGTGGGTTTTAACTCAGGTAGTCCCTTTAGCCAAAGGCATGTGGCTTTCCTTTCAAGATGCCCAAACATCCACGGTTGCACAACTTGAGATTGACTACGCCCAACTATTTCTTTTGCATATTTATGCATAATGGGATTCTCAACAGCTATCTTCGGTATCGGCGCTTTCAATAATTTTTTAAAAAACTTAGCGCCTTTAACCATTTCTGCTTTTCGCTTCGGGTTTTTCTTTAACCAACAGACGCCAGAATTGCTAAGATAAGTACACGGCGGATGGGCGATCATTAAGTCCCACTTTTGGTCTAAGATTTCCAAAACATCGCCTTGAATATGCGGCCCTTTTTTATCGGACGGGAGCAAGTCGCAGCTCCACGCATCGTGGCCTAGCTTTAAAAAAGCGTCGCGGACAATACCTGAAAACTCGCAAGCGATTAGCACTCTCATCTGACACCCATCACGACGTCGAGTAGATGCGACACCTTAATCCAGACACCGCAAAGAGCGACGAAAATCGCCGTGCGCTGAACAGCTGCAAAAAGTTCTCGGTCCTCAAAAATTCTTTTCATCCCTGTTTTTCAACCAAAATGTATTTGAATTTTTTCTGCTTAAGGCGATCTAGTTGCAAGTACATTGAGTTTTTAAACTCGTACCATTGGCTAGCGATGAGTGTCTGGCAACCAAGACTCGAAGTGCTGTTGGTCCCGCCCCGGTGTATGTTGATTCCGAAGTACCCGGTGTCCTCATAAGATGGGTCGCCGTCACGAATGACTGTTACTTTATTCGCTTGCGTGAACGCTTGGTAGCCTCGATGTAGGCCTTTTTGATAGAGCCATACTCCCGCTTTGAGACTGGCGACACCTTTGCTCGAGCCCGTGCCAGAGCCTTTTCTATAAATCGAAGGGTCAGTGTTAGCGTTGAAAGAAGAAAATAAAGTGGGAGATAAAATAAATAACCCGTCGTCATAAATAGCGCGGTCGTTGCGACCCTTTGCGCCCATCGAATCACGAAAGTAACCTCGACACCCAAAAAGTACCAATTCCGTTTCTTCATCGTATTCAGGATACATGGTTTTTATAATTTCTTCGCACCATTGTCTTTGTCTAGCTGGCTTATTCATTTTGTCCGCTCTCCTTATTGGCTACATATTTTTTGTGATTCAATAAACATAGAAAAGAATCAACCTGCGCACTCCAAGGTGTCCTCGCCCTCATCCCCGCTTTGCGTTTTTGTTTTCTGTTCATTTTAATTTGTACTTTTTCTGGCTCTGCAGATTCTTTTTCTACAGGCTTATTGCCGTCGTCTAGCGCGGGATTGCATTCTTTACATCCTTTGCCATTGCAACAATTACTCATGATTCAACCTCTTCTAAATCCATATCCTCGTCGAAGACTTCGCCCTCTAGCTCAACCTCATCCATAAACTCGTCATCGAGAGACTGCGCTTGGATGTTGGAAATTTCCGAACAACTACAATTTGGGCAAACGATTAATTCCTCAGAATCAAAGCTGTGGTGTTTGCAATTTTTACATACGTGCTCAAAGGTCGCCATTGTCTTTTTCCTCTACCTCTTCGGGTTTTTCTAATTCAAAGAGCACGCGCTGTCTTAGCTCTTCGCAGGATTCCATGCGCCCCGCCGCATACTTATTCCGAGAAGGCACGCGAAGTGCTCTCGCAATCCCATCTAAGTGTAAGCCCGTTGCGGTCTCGGGATACGCCCTAAAATCGAAGTCCACATTAGTGAGACTTTCCGGCTTAAATTTTTCTCGTTGGTATTTATAAAGTCTTTGAATTGCTTTGTTCATAAAATTATTTCCTATAGCGGGCACTCTTAAAACCCTCAACCGCGATGGGGAGCCCCTCGGCCCAAGCGGGAGTATCTAGCATAATATTTTCAAATTCTTTTAGGGTGCTCTCGCCAATTTTTCTTTCAGCGATTAACTCGTCGTGTACTGAAAGCAACACCTCGAAGCCTGCATTTTCTATCTTTATCATTGCGTCTGCGATTAAATCCCTTGAGACGGCTTGCGATAAGTTCTCTACTTGCATGCCGCCGTAGTTTTTATATTCTTCAAATTTCCGAGTGAGTCCGTTTGTCGCCCAAGAATAAAGAACGGGACGCATTTCATTCCAAGGTGTTAGTTCATTTCTAAGCGACGGCTTGTAATAAGAAAGACGCCTTCCGCTTGGGAGTTCGGCATAAAGAAAATTATCTCTGACGCCCCATTTTACTTTTCCACATTTATATTCTCTTTTGTTTTGTACTGCCGCGATGCTTGTCTGCGATGTTTTTTTCCAAAGCTCGACAACAGGCGCGTGGACTTTTCTATAGGTATCAACCGCGAGTTTCGCCAATTCTTCAGTGACGTCCATGCCGAACATTTTGCAAGTCTCAAAAAATTTCCCTGCACTCATCGAGTAGCCGCATCCTAGAATTACAGCTTTTCCTAGAGCGCGCTCTTCTTTGGTTACGCCTTTCGGGAGTTTTTTAAAAATCTTTGCGGCCATTTCGATATACAAGTCTTTGCCTTCGCGCAAAACTTTCAATCCCTCTTCATGGCCGGCCAACCAAAAGAGCACTCGCACTTCGATAGAAGCGTAATCGACTACGAAAAGCTCTTTGCCGGGCGAAGCGATGATACAAGAACGGAGCGCATCAGAAATGGCACTCATTGGGTCGCCATAAAGTAAGCGCAACATTTCGAGGTCTTTACTTTTCAAAATTTCTGCCAATTGATCGGTGTCTTTTGTTTTAGGCCGAGGCAAGTTTTGAATTTGTACGCCGCTGCCCGCCCACCTTCCGGTACTTGCGGAATGGAAAATTAAATTGTCTCGACTGCGTCCGTCTGACCTCGAGCGCGCCTCAAAGGCCTCGTATTTCGCCGTACTGGTTTTTGAGGCAGCTTGTCTCAGTCTCAAAATATCAAGACAATGCTCGGGGCCTTCACCAATTGCTAGAAAATCTCGAATTGTTTTTGCCTGCAAATTAGGAAGCTCGACGCCATTAGCTTCCAACCATAAAAGTGTTTTGTCCCTTTGCGTAGTGGACGGGATTTCGCCTTTTGAAATCCTAACAGTCTCTTTTTCGATTCTGTCTTTTTCAATTTCGATAAGCTCGAGGGCCGCGCCAACAAGTTCTCTATCCACAGTGAAGCCCCGCTCGTTTATTTTTTGGTCTAATATCCAGAGCTGTCTTTCAAAGTCCGATAAAGGGTACGCTTTTAAAAACAATTCCACTTCGGCTCTGACGTCGTTTTCGCAGTACTCAATAATGCGCTTTAGCTCGTCGATTTTGTTGTGCCATTTCTCGGGGTTGTTCGCTGTGGGGCGTCGGGGCTTAGTGTATTTCAGGATGAGTTTTCTGCCCTCGACGTCTTTCTTCTCGCCCAGTCCATAAGCGCTACAAGCCCCCTCAAGCGAGCGAGGAAGCGCAAGGCTCGACGCTAAGCTCGCGGTGCAAAGGAAGCGCTCGGGCGGTAGCTCGCGCAGTCTAGCGTCGTTTAAAAGGCGAGAAAGCACATGCCTAGTAACTGAAGCCTCGAAGCCCGCATTATGGGCCACAAGGGTCACGTCTTTGTTTAAGAGCATCCCGTGCAGAACGTGCTTTGGCCCCCCGAAAACAGGGGACCAAGAATGCACTGGCGCGTCCTTAAGAGCCTCTTTAGTGCCCATCGCCCATGAGACACAAAAGATTGTTGTGGTGGGGTGCCTAGCGTACTCAGCGGCCCCACATTTCTTTAAGTCGCACTCGCTGCGGGTCTCAAGGTCGTAAACGAAATACTCTTTAGACATTAAAATCCTAAATCTGCATCGTAATTACTAGCGTCGTCGCTGCCGTCTTTTAACTCAAAATCCTCGTCAGAGAAATCATCCTCAGCTGCTTTGCGTCCGCTGAAGCTTTCGCCGTCGCCGATTTTCAAGACGTTTTGAAGAGCAAAGCTAACGCCTTTATTTCCTGCGGTGTCGTAGGCATAAGCAAGTAGTGTCGCCTTCGCAAAGCATCCTGCGTAAAATGCGCCGTCCTCTTCAGTTAGGAGTTCTTTGTTTTTGTTTATAACTTGGGGTTTTTGTTTAGAACTTGCGGAGACGAAAATGGTCCCTTCATATCCCTGCATGTCTGACTTCTCGTCGCCGTCACGAAATGGGAATCTTACGCCTTTAGGCCATTTTTCTTTCGGTCCCCATTCCTCTATTGCCGCGTTTATCGCTGCTTTTTTTAGCTCCTTAATGTCTGCGGTCTTTTTATCAAAAAGCATCACGAGGGAGTATTTAGGCGCTTGTCCGGCAAAGCCTGAGTGCGGCTTAAACACATGTGGGAAGCTCGCTCTAAATACGGGTGTCTTAACCATTTTATCTTTTTTTTCTATTTCGTTTGCCATTCTTTTTTTCCTCTTTCTTTTTAGGTTTTAATTTCTTTAATTTTTTGGAAGTTTCAATTGCTGCTTTTAACCAAGGCGTGCCGTAAACTTTCTCAGGCTTTGTTTTGGTCAACTTAGGAATCAATACGGGCGCTCGATAAGACACGACATAGTTTTCGGGCTTATCAAAATCCTCTTCGAAATCTATTTCCGCAACAGTTTTAGCTTCAGGTCTTGGGTCGGATTCTTTCACTAAGGTGACACCCGTTGAAACATCACTCGCATAAGAACTTAGAAAACCTTTAACATCTTTCTTGCCGAAAGTTTTTTCGAATTGCGCGGGTGTCTTAAGGCGCGTCTCGAAAATCTCTTCGCCAAAGATGGGACGAGCTTCAAGAGCCGCCTCTTGGGCGTTCACCCATTTTCTCGTACTTCTCTTCTCGACTAATTTATAACCGGGGATTTTCTCACCGCGTTTTAGCGCATTGAATGCAGCTTCTTTTAGGGCCTTTATCCAAGTGGTGAGTTTCTCTGAAGCGTCTAAGGCTTGCGGCAGGTACGCAATAGGGAGCTTGTCGTTAATCGCAGGCAGCGCCACAGCTCCGAGTTCTGCATCAAAGTCAATGAGCGCTTGCTTCATCGCTGTGGTCGATAGCTCGGGACAAATAGGCTTAGCCCTGCACCAACGGCAATGGTCGCCTGAATTGAATTTAGGATTTTTCCCTAGAGATTCTTTAACCGTTAAAATGAATTTTGTTTTCCATTCTAAAAGCTCCTCGACACTCAACGTCCATTCGCGCATAGGGCCGTCGGGGTGCTCCGCTCGCGGTTGAATAATTACGATTTTAATTTCTTGAAAATTGTAATGATACTCATGCGCAAGACCTAGAGCATAGAAAACCAATTGCGAATTATCTTTTGCCTCAACAGGAATTCCCGCACCATATTTTAAATCGACAATTGTTAGCGTGCCAAACTCTTCAATCAGTGCGAAGTCTACAGTCCCGAAAGTGTTGGGATACACGAAACTTAAATCGACTTTGTGCTCGATTTTAATTTCGGGATTATGTACGCGTGCAGTTAAATCTCGAATCGCTTTCGCCGTAGTAAAAATGTGCTCTATTATTTCATCGCTATAGAGCCCCATTTCTTTAACCGCGTGAACTAAGGGACCTAGTGGCTCAAAGCCTTTGCGCTCAAAATACTCCCGCAAGACAAGCTCTAAGCATGCATGCGCTTCAGTACCCTCAAGTGCAAAAGCGCTCTCGGGACTTGGCGGAGCTTTTTCACTTAACCCCACCGATGCGAAGCAATGGGTCCATATATGAGAGCCCGAAGCTGAAAACTTCGCATGTGCTCTTTTCTCGCCCGTAACAATTTCCATAAAGCTATACCGCTAAAAGCTTCAGAACTTTTTCGTAGTCGGTATCTTTTAAATCTTTAACCGACTTAACTTTAAATCGCGCCAAAACTTTTGCCGCCTCAACGCGTGACTTTGCGCCCGCAAAAACTTGGAAGGCTTTTATGACATCCGTCTGAGAAATTTTCTTCACTGCTTTTGCTTTAGGCTTTTCCTCAGCTATATCCATTACGTCGTCAATTTCTGGCTCGTCTTTTGTTAAATCATCGGTCGCGCTGTCTAGGTCAAAAGTCTCGTCCGCTTCTTTGGCTTTTTTCTTAGTGGGTTTTATGTGCCCATTTTCTAAAGCTACTGGCGCAACGGCTATTGTGCCTTCGCATAATTTGTTTAGCACGGCCATCGCTTCGATAATGGACGCTTTATCTGAGGGGTTGACGTTAATTTGTAATTGCATATTTTTTTCCTTCTTTCTTTTTTAGACGATAGCGTCTTTATTCTTTTTCAAAATGCTCTGCATGACAGTAGCGTCAACAGAATCTTTAAACACTAAGTACTGCACCAAAAGATTTTCATGCTGCCCAATTCTGTGCGCCCTATCCATTGCTTGTAAGTTCTCTGCGGGCACATAACTAAACTCAACGAAAATTACTCGCGTCGCTTTCGTCATTGTAAAACCTATTCCCGCAGCTGTGATATTTCCAATAAGCACACGAGACTCTCCCGCTTGAAACGATGCCACAAGTTTACTTCTATCTAACATTCTCGTTTCGCCCGTGATAACTAGCGGCTTAAATTCCTCTAAGCCCTCTTTCAGTATTGCGATAGTTTCTTTGTGAATGGCAAAAATAAGAATGCTCTCACGCGAAGACTCAAGAGAATGTTTTATAAACTCTAAACTTTTCTCTGCCTTCACCGCGCCCAGTTCTTTTCTATAGGTCGCTATGTGAAGTTCTTTTTTATCGATACTGAGCTTATTGGCTATTCGTCCTTTCATTAAATCCTCAGGACTAAAACAACTTAGGATTTCTTTGTTTATTTTCTCTAGCCTTTTTGGCATTCCATTCCCGATGAAAATAATTTCTTCGGTCTTCGCCGGAAGCTCTGTTAATACGTCTTCTTTTTTCATGGTTATCATGAACGCTTTTAATCTCTCAGCTAATTCTTTAGTGTTAGACGCCCCGCTGAAGTCCCACCCCCATGTGCCTTGAAAAGCCGCACAGTATTTGACCCCGAATTGAAATTTGTTTTTAAAATCAATCACGCTAGGCGCTAGATAATGCAGGGGTGCAAAGAGTTCCATAGGACGAGAATTTGGCGAAGGTGTGCCACTCATTAAATAAGCTCTCTCAAATAATGGCAGCACATTCTTATAAAAAGCTTTCGACCGCAGGCTCGACGCCTCTTTAATCCTATGAGCTTCATCGTAAAACAAAACGGTGTCGGTCTTCTTACTTGCGAAATCTGCAATGAGCGCTTGCACTTCTTTTTTGTTAATCATTGAGTCAGGAATGATTAAAATATTTGTGGCTCTGTTGTCTCCTAGTGTTGAAACTTCATGGTGCCCTAACACCCACCTCTCGAATTCCGCTTTCATGTTTTCTACAAGAAACGGCGGACAGATATAGAGAAATCGTGCTGAATGATTACTTAGTTTTTTAAAATAATTTATGACAAGGGCCGCGACAATACTTTTCCCCGTGCCGGGGTCCATGTTGGCGTAAGCTTTTTTACGGGTGACTAAAAACTTCGCTGCTTTTGTTTGATACTCTCTAGGTGTTAAATTTTCGGGCCATTCAAAATCTGTCTTCAAGCCATCTATTACTATTGAAGATTTTTCTATTTGAGCACGGGCGCTCACGTCTAATTCTACTAAATCTTTTATGCGATTAATTATGGATAGCTCTTTTGTGAACCAACGCTTAGTCGCGACATTCCAATTGAAGCCTGCGTTTTTCGCTATGAACCTTTTTTCAAAAGGCACTTGTAAAATAAAATAGTCTTTTTCAAAAAATAACTTCACTGCGTCGAGACCTTTCGAGATTTTCTTTTTCAAGGTCTAGCTAAAAAACTCTCTAAGTGCCAAGCTCGAATAAATATTTTATCGAAAAGATGTTTCGCATCGAGCCATTTAGAGAGAAAGAGGAATTGTGACTTTTAAAAATTGGATTAAAGAACAGGGCGGCCCCGGACCGCTATCAAAAAAATTAGGTACGACAAGACGGACAATCGAATACTGGCGAATAGGCCGCACTGTCCCTAGCTTTCTTATTTACAAGAAAATCAAGCGGCTAAGTTGTGGGGCTATTACTATGGACACGATTTTAAAAAATAAGAGAGCAAAGAAAAATGTTTCTAGAACTTAAAAAGCAGGGATGGCAGTGCATACCCTTAATACCCGGAACAAAAAAACCCATTGAGAAATTAGACCGCCTCGGCGGATTTATCGGCATACATCACGATGGGGTGCCCGATGAAATCTGCAAAGAGTGGGACAAAAAATATAATTTAAAAAATTGCGGTCTTGGCCTCATCGAGGGAAAGTCATAAAACGTCTCAGTCATCGACCTTGATACGAATTGCGAAGAGATTTTAAAAATAATCCCACCTTCGCCTTTGATTAAAAAGGGGAGAAATTTAGGCAGTTATTTTTTTCAACACATGCCGGATTTTAAATCTAAAGAAGTTTTTGGAGCTAGGGAGCTTGACGACTCTGTCGAATTCTTAAATCACAACATGCTTGTCGTGCTCCCACCTTCTATACACCCCACAACTAAAAAACCTTTTGTGTGGTCAGGCGAAGTGAAGTCCTTAAAGAATTTCACGCCTAGTCAACTCCCAACAATCGGGACAAAAGAGCTAGAGGCCATTCAGGCTTTTTATAAAAAGAAATACAAAATGGATGAATTTGACGCGCTCCCATTTGAGGCCTCTACAAGCGCGGCCAACGATTTAGACGACGTCTATCCTGCCACATTAGAAAATGGGCGGCTAAGATGCGCTCACGGCTCGCAAGACCGCATTAAAAGACGAGCGGCTCAACTTATTGCTGACCACACTCCTATTGAGCAAGCGGTCAAAGAGCTAGTCCGATACGACTTGGAGCACCATACAGGTCTTAGCTATTTCCAAGATAAATCAAGGGGCAGAGATTCAAGCTCAGGCGACCCACACATTAGCGCTTTAAGATTCTACAGCTCTTTACTGGGCACGATAAATGAAAACAGAAAGAGACGTGGCGAGGATTCCATTTCTATTATTCACGCGAGCACTCCGAAAGTAATTGAGGAAATCCCGCAAGAGAAAAAGCAAAAAGAAGAAATCAAAATGCCTGCGATCACGGGCATGATGAAAACTTTCGTAGACTATTTAAACAATTATTCTATTTCCGAAAACACCGAGATTTATTTAGGCGCATCTTTAGCGTGGCTATCCATGTTGGTTGCTTCGCGCTTCGCAGTTAAGACGGCAGCATTTACAACGCCAGCTAACTTAATGCTTTGGGGCGTAATGCCCTCAGGTGTAGGGAAAGACAGTCCGCAAACTCTTTTGCAAGACTTACTTTACTCGCACGGGGTGCTAGGAGCTGGGAGCTACAAGTCGGCACCTTCTCTTATTATGAACTTAAAAAATATCTTTAAAGAGAAAAAAGGGAAGAGCGAGCCTGAGCTTCTAAGAAAAGCTCAAAGAGAAAATCTCATGGTCATTGACGAGTGCTCAAGTCTCTTTCGTTTAATTGCAAAAGGCGAGAGCTATCAACAGGACATGGTCGAAACTCTCAACACACTTTTCTCAAAGTCGTCTGGATTTTTCGCGGGAGACCAAAGTGTCGAGCGTGGTATTAGATACGGAGCCGCATACAATCCATATTTTACACTCATGGGCTTCACCACTTACAACCATTTTGAAAACATCACGGGGTCAAAGATTGTAGGAAATGGATTTTTCGAGCGCTCTTTGGTTTTTATAAAAAACAAAAAGTCTAAGTTTAACAAAACTCCTTTTAAAGACGACGAGGCGTTTAGAAAACTAAAAGACTTCACTGACTCTTTTTTAAAAAGACCTGTGTCGCTAGTGGACTACGGGGAGTTTATTCCGCCAGAAAAGGAAATCACTACCGAGGTTGACTACAACGAATTCCCGGTGAGCGCGGAAGCCGAAGAGTTTTTGCATAAGTACAGAGAGACCATGTACGAGAAGGAAGGCGAGGATATTGATGAATCGTTTTTCAATCGCTTCGGAGAACTAGCCACTAAGATTAGCTTGCTTCACTGTATTAGTGATGGGCGCTCGGAGATAGAGCTAAGTGACATTGAGTGGGGCGTGCAATTAGTTGAGTGGTGCTACTATAACGCGAGAAAAGTTTTTGTGAAAATTCAAAACGATGAAGACGTCTACGCTCAGGCCATCAGCAAAATTGAAAAAGTTCTGAGTAAGAGAAAAGACAAGAAAATAACTAGAAGAGAACTTGTGCGAAAAACACGCTTTGAGCCCAAAAATGCGAACAGGTCTAAATTCTTAAATGAGCTGTTAGAAATGGGTTTTTTGCGTCACGAGGAAATTGAGAAAAAACAGTGGATTTCGCTTGTCGACTCAAGGTCTGGAAATGGCTTAAAATGAATAAGCCAGTCGACAAGTCGACAAGTCGACAAGCCCCCCGCGACAACAGTCAACATACCCCTTTAGATTCTCTTTTTTACTTCTTCTTATATTATATGGGTATTAGAGGGGACTCGATGCGTCAGGAAATGAGAGAAATGGGCGAGGTGGTTTGTCGACTGGGTTTTTTGTCGACTGGGTTTTGCGCGCTAAAATAAAAGGCAGAAAAAGGGGAAAAAATAGGGTTATGGAGAAAAAGAAAAAAGTGCCAAAAAAGGCCAAAAAACAGGACCAACAAAAAGTGGACGGATTGAGCAAAAAAGACGTCGCAAAGATTCGCTCCGCAATTCGACAAGTGTGGCACCGTTCACACGTTCGAAAGCTTTGCGTGAAACGTGCGACGGGCAAAGGCGGATTCTTTTATTGCGAGAAATGTCTTAAGAGAGTTCCTAAGATATGCATCGACCATGTCGTCGCTGTTGGCGAAGTCGATGGGGGCTTTATAAAAAGATTGTTTTGCTCGTCGAAAGGATTAATGGCTCTTTGCAAGAAATGCCACGATGCTAAGACGAGAGAAGAGAGAAAGGAAGCTGCGCTCAAGAGGCAGTTGGGTTTTTAAAATGACGGATGATTTAGTTCAATCAATTGCTTTAGTGTCTTTAGGACTTTTTACGACTTCGCTAATTTATGAAATTTTCATTTTTCGTGCGAAGTTAAAAATTGAAAAAGAAAAACTAGCTGAATTGAGAATGATTAAAGAAACTTTATCAGTGTGGGGGCGGGCGATGCTTGATTTAAAAGTGAAGTCCGTCAAAGATGAACAGAGAGGAAACAATGGCAAAGAAAACGGCAAAGAAAATATTTCGCAAAGTATCCACGCCCAAGGTCTCAGCAAAAGGAATTGTTGAGGTCGTACTAAGCGCCAAAAACAAAGAGTGGGAGCCTAATGAATTGCTTTACATCAAGCACGATTATCGCGAATATATTTTTGTTGAAAAGACCGATAAAGGTATTTGGTGTCGTCCTTACTCAGCGGGCAAGCCAAGCAACATGCTGCACGTTTCTTTTGACGACGTTCTTTTCGCTAAGCCCGAGGCTTTAAAGTCGGCGTGAAACAACCGATACTAAAATCATGGATATCAAAGTCAAAGTCGATTTAGATAAGCTTGGCGTATTCTTGACGAGTGTGAACGAGAAAGCAGTTAAGCAAGCGGTGCGTAGGTCAATCGCCCGCACATTCACTGGAATAAAAACGGCTTTTTTAAAAGAGACGAATTCACAAAAGCTTTACGATAGAAAAAAACTCCCAACGTCAAAGCTTAAAGGAAAGTATTTCTTTGAGCGCAAGAGCCTCGGTGCGGGCACTGAGCTTGCGAATATGTACGCAGCGCTTAGTGTGTCCACTAGAAGAATAGACTTGATTGCGTTCTTTGCTAAGCGCGTACAGCGCGGTGTGCTTCAGAGAGACATTCCCGTCAAACTCAAAGATGGTAGATGGGCGACATTAAAGGCAGGCCGCCCCCTATTCGGTGCGGAAGTTAAAATGTTTGCCAAGACGAGATTCTATGAAGGAGACTTCATTGGTAATATAGGCAAAACAAGCGAACAGGTCTTTCGTCGTCGAAGTAGCGGAAAGATTTTTAAACGTACCGGCCCTAGCCTCGACATACTGTTTCGCAAGACGGATGCCGCTACGCGAATACAAAATGAAGCTGATGCTAGGTTGCAGCGTGAGTTAGACCACAACATGAGCTATTTCTTAAGTAAGATATGAGAGACGTAGCAGAGAGCCGCACAGCGCTTAGGCGAGGGCACAGAGATCAATGCGAAATATATTTTCGCGGGTCCTTCCCCATCCCTAAGAATATCGGGTGCGAGCCCT